ATCATATTAATTGCTTTACGTTCTTTAGGCGTTAATTGCTGGAAAGCCTTTTTGTATAAACGCTCAGCATATGCTTCTGCTTTAGGTGATGCTGCACTAACTGCTTTTAATTGTTCAGCAGGTGGTCTTACCATTGGATTAGTTGCACTTGCTTTGCTTTGTGCTTGCCAATCACGCATTGCTTCTGTTCTTAAACGTTCTGCTTCAGCAGCAGCCTTACGGTCTATAACAGCACGTGCTTCTGGACTTACACCAGTAATCTTTTCGTAACTACCCCTAGTGCTCTCACCAAATAAATTAGTTTGTCCACCTTTTAAATCAACCTTAATACCTAAATCACTTGCTATCTGCTTTACCTGTGCAGGGGAAAGATAAATAGTTTTACCTTGATACTTAACAGCACGGTAACCCGTAGACTCTAGTTGCTCACGGGTAGGTATTGCCTTTGATAAAACAGTTGGTTGATTAACTGGTGTTGACTTAGGAGATTTAGAAAGTTCTTTCCATAGCATCTCTTTAGCCTGATTAAAAGAAATACCACGGTCTTTAGAAATACGCTTAGCAATACTGTCTAGTTGCTTTGCGTTAAGTTCTTTGCCTTCTCGTTTAATCTGTAGCGGTGCTACTTTTTTCTGCCTAGCCTTTAACTCTTCAGCCTCAGCAGTTGTTAATTGTGGAAACTTAGTTACTTTACCTGCAGTACCAAATGGCGCTTTAGACATCTCACGTATAACTTCACGCACGTCTTTAGAAAGACGCGGAGTTACTTTCTTGGGAGTCTTAGCCATTGTTCCTATCCATACATATCCTGCCACTGGGCAGAAAATGCTTCATCTAGATTAATAGTCATTCTCTTATTTTGCTGCGCTCTTGTTGCCCAGCGATTATTCATATACCTTTGTGCTTGAGTGCTTTGTTGCATAAACTCACGGCAACGTAGTACTCCAAACCATAATGCCATTACACAGTCAGTCTTGCCTCTGGTATCAGGCTTCCACGTCATTAACTGTTGAACTAAAGCCTTAACCCCTTCAGAACCTTCAGTACTTGGGAGTTCAATAATGTTGTCTTTTTGGAATCTTCCGTTGAGGGTTGTTCCAAAGAGCGTAGACATTCCTGCGACTCCGAAGTTAGTGTCCCATTTGTTTTTGCCAGTGAAGTGAGCATTGAGGCGAACACCATAAGTTGCCAGCCATTGTTGTAAGTCTGAGTCAAGGGCGTATGCTTTTTGATGGGCATTGATTTCTACTCGTAACTCTTGTGGTCGGTATTTCTGAACAAACTCTTCTATTGCTTGTCTAATCTTCTGTGGCGTAGGTTCTGCCATATCTAGAACATCTAAAACATAAATTTTGTTATCGTGCCTGTTATATGTCATAGCAACAAAGGCAGCACGTCCAGCACCCATAGCAGGGTCAAATCCCACAACGGTATAACCTTCAATTTCAGTGGGGTGTCCTGCTGCGCCTGGTCTCAAAGGACCACGCTTTCTCATTCCATTTATGGACCCTTGAACAAGTTCAGCGGGAAAAATGGAATCTTCTGTTACATCTTCTTGCTGGTAAACCAGTGCCCAGGTAGAGGGGGTTACTTCTCCGCGTCTTCTGTAAAGCGCTCTTCCATCCCATTTAGGATAGAGTCCGTCAGCATCTGGCGCATCGTCATCGCCATCCCAAGGAACGTCACTTTTAGCCCAAAGCGTTTCCCAGTCTTCGGGTTTTTCAGCGTACTTAAGAACCGCAGGCATACCCATATAAGTGAAAGGAGACTTACCGCCCGACCAATGCCGTGGGTCCCTGAGTTCTTTGTAAAAGTCTGTCGGCGCAATTCTTGTCCCTACTACTAACAACTTACCATTTTTGCCTAAACGGGTGATTACTTCTTTCTGTAGCCAGTTAATCTGCTTCTCATATTCGTGAGCGTTAGCAGTGGTAATACAGTCGTCTAGAATAATTAAGTCGGCACGGGCACCGTAGATTTGACCCCCCATACCGAGTGCCTGAATAGTCGGGTCTTTTTCAGATGAATTACGGGCATCGCTTCCCAAGTAAACGGTGTCAACACGCCAGGTGTCAGAGTCTTCTTTCCATCCCCCTTCTGGTCCAAATGTTGTTTGCAACTTCAACCAGCGCGGGTGGCTTAACCTTTGTTTAATTGCGTACACGAATTCCCGTGCTTTGACAAGCGTTTTAGAAACTACGATGATTCTAACGTTGGGGTTTAGTGCGATGCGGTAGGTAGAGTAGTTCACCGTAATCACGGTGGACTTAGCGTGCTCAGGGGGCACGTTTACAAGAAGGCGATGCGGGTCGCCCTTCTCATAAATCATACTTGAGTGGAGCCAACTAGGCTCCCGTCCCTCTAGTATTGGTGGTGGGCAAAAACCTTCTGGTCTAAAAACATCTCTGAAAACTGTGGAAAAGAAATATCCTCACGGGCTACCCCTAGGGCTCTTAGGGAACGCTCTTTAGCGTCTTCCTTTGCCTGAGCCAGGTCGGAGGCAAACTGTTTATCCCTTAAACACCAGATACGAATGGTGTCAGGTTGCTTGCCAACCTCTGCCATCGCATTATGCGGTGCCCAACCCTCAGATACAAGGGCTACTACTTTAGCCTTTGCGGCTGCCATAGCCTCTGTCCTGGGGTTCTTACTACCCTTCTGAAATTGCACAGACCTGTCCCATCTACAATAGTTACAGTACAGTTAGAACAGCCAGTTAGAAACAGATAGTAGATACAGTCTGTAACGCAAGCCCTAAAGGCTTGCTACTATACGGGACTATAAATAGTCCCTACTATCTATTAATCCGTTCAAACAGCCATTCCGAACGCTTTTTTAGCAAAGTGTTACCTAACTCACAGAATAGGCTATCTAAAATAGGACATAATAGGACAGAACAGGGGCATAGGCTCTGTACGGGAAAATAGTTTTTAGAGTTACTCATACAATTGCCCACCTACTTTAAACAGTCTGGGGTCATACGAGACCCCAGAACTGTTTGCTATCGCCAGTCAGTTGCGTTCTGTACTGATACTGGCAGTAGTCTGTCTGCCTCGCTTAATAAACAAAACTTTCTGGCGCTCGGCTATATTAATAATCTTTCCTGACTGGTGGCTATGCGAACGCAAGCGTTCGCTAGTCTGAATAGTGTAGTTAGAGATACTAACTACAGAAAGGAAGTTATGAAACTATTCTGCGCTTACCACCCTGATAGAGAAGCAGATGGTATTGCTATCCTGAGCAACGGAACACAGGTTCCTATGTGTGAGGATTGTGGAACACTATGAGTGGGTCACTAACCTATAAAGTCTATTGCCCTTGTGGCTTGACTGAACCAGTCTATACTGAAGTTGCCAGTGATACCTGGTGGCTTGTCTCTACATACCCAGTGTGTGACTGCGGGCAAGTCTTCAAGTTGACCTTGCAGGTGCCAAATGAGTAACGCACAAGGCATCAGTATCCAAACTATGTGCTATCAGTGCCAAGCACTCACAGAACTCTGCCCTGATTGTCAGGAGCAGAGGGACGCCAATGATACCTACTTGGCTCATCAGATAGTTGATGAGTCAGAGGACTACATCTACCAAGGCTACGGCACCAAGAAGCGCCAAGTTGCCAACGGTGGTGCTGTCTCCGAGTTCAATCCTATGTCAGTTATCAGAGACCTAGTCTCTGGTCACGATTGGACTGAACGTGACGGAGAATTGCTAGAACCTACCTGCAAACTAGAAGACAGGATTTACGACTTAGAGTCGTCAGTCACTGTCACACCAGCAGAAGTAATCTGCACATCTTGCCACCTAATCTACAACAAGCACCAAGCAGAGTGCCCAATCTGCTACTAACCACTAAGGCTAGCCCCGTCACAAGTGACGGGGGCTACGCCCACCAACTAACAAGGAGACAGAAAGTGAACACAGTAAACTCATTTACCTTCAACAACGCACTACTCAAGTCAGTCAAGGATTACGGCAATGTCGTCAAAGGCATCGTTCAATCCCGCCAAACCGAGTACACCCCAGATGGTCAGATTCGGTCACGCTTCATCGCTAGTCGTCAGGTCACCATTACAGACACTGACATCATCGCTCAACTACGACCACTCATCGCAGACAACGCTGAATTCGTAGTCAACCTTTCAGGCTATCTCACAACCACAGTTCGTGAGAACAAAGGTGAAACCAAGTGGTATGACAATCAGATTGTAACCACACTGGAACTTCTCAGTTAATTACCAA